ATCATCGCCCTAAGTCCTTGTCCCCAAAGGGTTTACGTTTCGTGACAATCGGGTAAGGTCATGATCAGAATACAGATGGTGGCAATTAAAAGTTTCATTCATATTCTCCAGCGAGTTCGTAGATATCTTCTGAGGCAACTATGCACGTAATCATATCAAAGCTAACGTAATGCTGACCGTCCCCTGCATACTTCACATAATGCCAGTCATGATCCCAGGTCTCATGAATGTGACACCAGACGGAAATTGGTTGTTCGGCTTCAAGGGGATATGTTTCGGCATTCATGAGCAGGACTCCACATTGTCATATTGTCTAGGGTTTCCCCACTCGGTGATAAAATCCTCATGCTCTTGAATCGTAGAACGATATTCACGATCAGAGTGCCACTGAAAATAATTAACTTCCCCATCCTCATCGATATGGAATATCATGGTTTCGGTGGTGTAATCATTATGTACGCTAGACACTCGAAACCGATCACCACCAAATACCCAATCAGTGGCGAATCTGTTAGCATCATCACCGGAGGATATACTCTGTTCGTGGTGGATAGATTCAAATACGGGAACACTCATGAACAGGACTCCTGATATTTCGCTTCCATACGGGCAAGGGATTTAGTGGCAGCATCATAGAATTTGGATTTACTGTAATTTGGATTACTACCGCATAGATCAGTGCTGAATCTCTCCGCTACAATCATACCAGTATGGGGGGAGAGTTTCCCTCTACTGATTAGTGAGTCAATGATGTCCGCTATTAGTTGGTAATCTTTTTTAGTCATACGAGTAGTATAGCAACCAGGGGGTCGTAATGCAACCGCAGTAATGGTATTGGGGATAAATTGTGGATAACTTTTTTTATTTGGTACGGCTTGCAATCTCCGCCAGTTGTGCTATACTTGGGACATGAAGAAACCAAACAACAACCCGGAAATCATGGACGATCTTAATACCGATGACCTCTTTATTGAGGCTGATATGAGGGAGGAAGCCAAGCAGGATGCAATAAACGATTCTGCGTTTGACTTTGATCCAGAGATGGACTACCATAACTGGTTGACCGAACCGGTTACTGGATTCTCGGAGGACATATGGTGAGGTTCCCCCCTCTCCCCCTCATGCCCCTGCACTGACGTGTGGGGGTTTTTTAATGGGGGGGGTTCCGTCCAAACAGTGTCAGACGCAATAGGGGTCCCATCACGGGACCCCCTAGCGAAATACGCCGGCAAAAAATTCCCAATTTACCCACGGCAAAAACACCCCCCCCTCAAAACTCAATGACACATGGGGGGACTCCAAATCGAAAAAATTACGCCGGCAAAAAATCTCACGTAGACCCACGGCATAAATAATCACATGAGAGCATTCACCATAGTAGAACTTACAGTTGCCCTAGTATTAATCGTGACACTCATTGGCACGGTAATGATTACCACTATACCTCTGAGAAACCAAACAGACAAAATTCAATTCAGTTCTGTTATTCGCCAAGCAAAGCTACAACTAATCTCTCAGAAACTAAATGATCCTACTCAGGCTGAATATACCTTCATTGATGAAAAGGGCTATCGTTGGGTTTACACTCGAAGAACTAACAAAGTTGAGTGTTATACTCCGTATGATGTGAAGATACACTCGAGTGACATCTACACAGAATAGTGGTTACAGAAAGTATCTAAACTATAAATAATAGAGTCTCGGTGGTTATTCACAGAGAATAATTGAGAAACGGCAAAAGCTTAAAAAAGGGCTGAAAAATGTTTGATAAAAGTCTACTCCTGCAGCACATCAAAAACCAAGACATTAATGAGCAATCATCTAGTAAGCCTATGACTGATAGAGAATACTACGATGCCGCAATGAAACAAGATGCACTCAAAGCAGAAAAGAAAAAAACTCGAGAAAAAATGGAAATAGATGCTTTGAAGAAAACAGTGAGAAGTGATGCATACAGAAACGCATCACAAAGTGAACGACAGAATATGATAGACAAGTCATATGAACTTCGTTCTGTTGGTGACAATCCAAACATCAATATGAGTGATGCAGAGTTTAGTGTTGCACAGGATGTTCGTGGTGAAAATATTCGTAAAGATACCCGTACTAAACTTGATGCGATGACACCCGAACAGAGACAAGCAAGTTATGATGAAACGGAAGCCAGAAGTGCAGCCCGCTACGAGAGAGGTAGAAAAGCAGCACAGGGTGGACCGATCACATCAATGGGCGATGTGCGTGCGATGAAAGACTACTTTGCAAGTAATAGAAAAGACTACAAAAATATAGCAGCTCCTGTAATGAAACAGGCTAAACAAGATATTAAAGTCATGTCTAATCTTGATCCTAAAGTAAATGATACACCCACAAAAATAGCAACAAGTGTTTTCAAAAGCAGAGGCATAGATACAAAAAATCCAGATCTAGTGAAGTTCGAAAGAGGTAGACGACAAGTCTTAGCCGGTCAAACTAGAGTGGGGCTGGATAATCTTCTCAGAAAAAGAATGGGAATGAATAAAGCAGGATTTGGATCAGCATCAACAGCAGCATCATCAGGGAGATTTTGAAAAATGTTTGATAAGAAACTACTACTACAACACATCAAAAACCAAGACATCAACACTGAGAACCTTAGTGAGCAAAAAAATGAAGTCATTCCGTGGAATCAAGATTTGATGGATAAAATTTCTGGTAAAGGTAAAATGGGAGAAAATGATCCTCTGTATAAGGGTTCAAAAACCCCTGAAGAAGCTGCCGAAAAGGAAACCACAAATCGACCTTCTTTCCTAGGAAGAGCAAAACCGTGGGAAGGTCGTGGTGTAACTGAAGATGAGTATAATCAGGCGGTTGCTGCTAAGAAGTTACATACCGCAAAGTTCTGGGATAAGTTCTATAAAGAACGACGAGGCATCAAAAGAGACGGAGCAGATGAAAGAGCAAATTTGAATCCCGTAGATTTTGCACCCGAATTCGATAAAGGCAGATATAAAAAATATGGCACAAAATCGAGCACTGGAACTGCATCTACAGGTGGATTTAGCACAAAAAATCTTACTAATCAATCCTCTGTCGGAGAAAATGGATCTAATCTTGCAGGACCAACTACCTCTAGTAAGTCTACAAAAATTGGATCTTTGAGAATTCCTACTAATTTATTAAAAACTAAACCAGGAATGTCTTGAATCATGTTTGATAAGAAACTACTCCTACAACACATTAGCAACCAAGACTTGAACGAACAAAAACTACGCGGAAGAATACTCGGTGAACCCGATCCTGTTCCTGATAATTCGATCTTTCCGGGTGCTGGGGATTTGAAGAAATCATTCTCTTCACCCGAAAATTTAACAAAGCTCAGGAAAACTCTGTTTGGTCAGACTGTAGGAGAGAAGCGAGCAGCAAAGATGTCTGGGAAGAACATCGGTATTCATAAAAGTAAACCCGGTGAAAAACCAGAAGTGTTCGCTGCAAGGTACAAGAAAGAGAATGATCCCTTTAAACCAAGATTCCCTTTTCGAACCGTTACTAAACGTAAGCCATCAAAAGGTGGTGGATTGATAACTCCATTCTCACGATCCAGAAATATGAACGAAGGTACTCATACAGTCAGTGTGAGTCTCGATCCTAATGGTGCTGGTTACATCTATGGTAACTCAGGGCATAACGCATTTTCGTTCGAAAGTGAAAAGCCTTCTGGAGAACTTCGATCACTTGTCTCTGATCACGATCATGGACATCTCCATATTCAGCAGATCACGAAGGTTCATACGAATAAGAATCGGGAACGGCTTGATAAGCTCTCGGAGGGTGCTCCAGAGGGTGCTCCTATTAAAGATAAGAACAAGATCGGTGCTTCGGTTGCTGCTGCGGTTAAGAAGCTCATGAAACCCGGCTACGAGGATCCTGACACCCCCACAGCAAGTCCTCCAGCAAGATCATCTGGTGGTTATTGAAGGAACAATACAAATGAAACGTTTTAAAAAATTCTTAAAAGAGGGAAAGCGAATCCCAAAGACTAGAGAGGGACAAGATCCCGATACTCATAGTGATCTCTATACAGACGAAGATCCTAAAGATACTATTCATGGTCTCGGTTTTAAGAATGAAGCAAAGGCAAAAGAGTCTGTTACAAAGATAAAACGATCAGGAAGAAAGCACGCACATAAGATCCAGGCTGCTATTGCAATGGAACAGAGAGCAAAGGCTGCTGGCAAGAAAGCTGCATCCTCTGTGTATAGAGGTTTCATCGAGAAGATGAAAAAGAAGACAAAGAAAATGAACGAGTCTATGGACACTCTCTTACCTTACGACAGAGTAAAGGACGAGAAGCAGGATGACATGCGTCATGTTCATCATGAGATATCAGTCCCTGATGGAAGTACCGTTACAGTAGAGAAAAGAACCGACAGTGATAACGAGATGAGCGTGAAGTTCAAGTCAGAGGGTTCTGGACAGTTGACTGGTAAGGGTAAGCATCAGTTCGGTATTCTAAACACAGTTAGACACATAGTAAAGAATGAAGCAAGTCAGCAGGGTGTAGGAGCCGTCAAGTTCAGTATCACAGACAATGATGAGAAGAGACACAAAGTCTATAGTAAGATGGCAGAGAGAATAGGCAAGAAGCTGCCTCCTGTTGATCAGCTACAAAGAATAAATCTCTGATTTTTTTCTTGACAAGATTATGGGTCATCGATAAAATCATCATGTCTCTGAGTAATAAGGGTAATTAGATTGGAATTAAAATGAGAAGCTTTAAAAGATTTCTAAAAGAGGGCATCAAGAAACGTGGAGACAATTTTGTCGTCACTGATTCTTCTGGTGACAAAGTGCTCGGAACACATGATACCAGAAAAAAGGCATTAAAGCAACTAGCCGCTGTCGAAATTTCTAAGAAGAAAAAATTGTCAGAACAACGAGGTGTAATGCTCGCAGGTGTTCTCGGTGTTACCACTACTGTATTTAGTGAACAATACACAGTTCAAAAGGGTGACTACCTCGGTAAGCTAGGAAATGTAAAAGAAATTTTAAAACTGAATCCTCAGATAAAAGATCCTGATCTAATCAGACCTGGACAAAAGATAAACTTGCCAGGCAAGAAAACTGCTGTTCCTAAAGCTACACCTAAAGTTGCTCCTAAACCTGCTGTCACTGGTACAGAGAGTTTTGCAAAAGATCTAGCTCCTCATGAGGGATATAGATCACATGTATATAAAGACCATAAAGGCAATCCCACTATAGGAATAGGACACATGTTTGGTCCTGACTCGAAGAAGAGATTTGAAGCTGCAGGGCTAGGTTCAAAATATAAAGGTTGTGTTGGTGGAAAGTGCGGATTGAACAAAGATGAAGCAACTAAACTATTATCTCAAGATCTTACTGATGTTTATGTTCCAAGAACAAAGAAACTTATTACTAACTTTGATAGATTAAATCCAGAGGCTCAGAGTGCAGCAGTTGGTTCTGTGTATAGAGGTGGTCTGTCTGGAAGTCCAAAAACATTAGGACTCATTAATCAAGGAAAGTTTAAAGAAGCAGGAAAAGAATTTTTGAACAGTACAGAATATAGAGAATCTAAAAAAGCAGGGACTGGTGTGTATAAGAGAATGGATTCTTATGCAAAAGCAATTAGTAGTGCTACACTAAGACCAAATAAATGATACATATCTACACCTAGAAAGGAATTACCTATGGCACTTAACACAAACGAACAACTCACTCTTGCTGAAGCTGCAATTGCTATTAACAATGGACCAGCTGAAGTTGCAGAAGAAGTAGTAGAAGAATCAACAGAAGAGACAACAGAAATTTCCGAAATGGATATGGTTGCTCTTTCTTTCATCCAGTCTGCTCTTGGCGAAGACATTATTAACGAATCGACAGAGGAAGATTATGCCGTCGCTGTGTCTGAATTGGTAGAGTCATTAAATCAGATTTGCTTTGCAGTAAATGATTACTTTGGTCTTTACAACGACTGATTTAAAAATTTTAAATATTTTCTAAATTCAACATCATCAAGATCAGATTTGAAGAACCTCCCGAATTTATAGGGGGTTCTTCTATTTTCTGATCCTCTGGTTTCTAAAACACGAATTTGAGTGCTAGGAAATCCGTATGCTTCTAGTGCAGCAAACCAAGTATAATTACGAGTTCCTAGTTTTTCTGCTCCTGTTGCCTTCAATCTAATTCTAACTAAAACATTTGCTGCATCAAATAGAGGTATTTGTACTTGTCCTCCAGATAGTTCTGCAATTGGATCTCTACCAGACAATCGATACATTCCAAAGTTTCTTATTTGAACGTAGTCTGCACCTTTATTTGAATAGTAAGATTGAACTGCATTCTTAAGTTGATATAGATTTGATAAAGAAAAATCTTCTTCTGATATCATATCAATCTTTTTAGCATTATATTTAAGTGCAGCCTTATTTTCAATCAAACCAATTCTAGGAAGTTGTCCTAACATTCGTCTTTCTTTTTTTGCAGCATCTGCTCTTTGCTTTCTAGAGTTTGCTTTTTTTATTTCTTCTTTTATTATACTTGTTTTCTGGGACCACTTTTCATTTATATAATTCAAAATACCCATAGATCTCAAAAGATCACGTCTTTCTAATGCATTCGGATCTTTTGATGGAGTAAAATCCCATTTTCCGTTTGGAAGTTGGCTAAATGCAGACTGTCCATAGTTTATATTTTTTGCACTACTTGGAGTGTTTGTGTATTTTACTTCTACATTTATAGGTCTATTACCTAGACTAAAACTCAAATCCATTCCATTACCTTGACCGCTGTGTGTAGAATTAAAGTCAGAGTATTTCTGTGACAAATCTACTTCGTATTGGTAACCTTTATTCATAATATTATAAATCCTTTGATTGTTTTATTGATATTAATATGTATTTTCATATTTTAACCTAAATAATAGTGTTGTCAAAGAGAAAGGTCTGATATTATGAAGGATCCAAACAAAGAAAAAGCACTCAAGGAATTTTTTTCTCATTTTTATGACGTTTGTTCGTCTATCGAAGCGAGTAACTATACTTTAGACGAATTTTACGATCTTTTTCCAGAAGAAACTCATGATTTTTTGAGTCAATATTCTAATTTTACTGAAAAAGGATAAAAATCATGCAAAAAACAGGATTTTATGTCTCAAAAAGAGAAGACCAAGTTGGATTTCGTATATGTTTTGCTAATGGATATGGAATTTCTGTTTTATTTGGAGGAGATTCGGGTTCAAACCCAGTTTCTGTCAAAGAAACTGAGTCCGGAACTGATTATTTTTGTGAAAATGCAGAAATTGCTGTAATAAACAAAGATGATAAGATTGTTCCATTCAAAAATGACGAAACGGTTAGGGAATTTTCTCTTCCTGAAGATTTACCTCAAATATTTTCATGGGCAATGAATAGATGAATCCCGAAATACTAGAATTATTACTTTCAGGAGAAGTTAGAGTCGTATTTAGAAAAAAAACTAACGGCTTGCTTCGTAATTTACTAGCAACCTTGAACAAAGACGATATTCCACCCGAACAATATTCAACTTTAGCTTCTGTTTTACAGAACACCTCTTCGGATTTGGTCGTAGCATGGGACATTGAAACTAATGATTGGAGAAGTTTTTATTTAAGCACAGTAGTTGATATATTTAGAACAGAACAGAAAAAGGAATCAGATAGGGAATGACACAAGCATTAGACTTTCATAGATTCCCTGAGAGGAAAAGAAAAATGGCAAAGAAAGTAGATTTGTCGGGTGATATGTACCTAGACGATTTGATTAATGCAGCAGAGTCTGCAGTAATTGGTTATGAAAAATACCTATTAGATAAACTTGACTATAAAGACTTAGCGGTTATAATGGGACAGTTGCGAGAACTACTTCCCTTTGAAAATTATGATCGTGAAAGTGAGAACTGATGTACAGATTACATATCGATATTCCTTTCGGTGATGACGAGGATGCTGCTATTATTGCAGCAAATCAATTGATGGAATGGCATTTCATTGATATAGAAGCAAAAGAAAAAATTCAAAGATTAGTGACTCGATGTAGTGGTATTGATCAAGTTAATTATCGTCTTGGACATGATGATGACAGACAAAAATCTAATTATTTGATGAAGAACGAAGACGGACACGTAAATAACAAAAAGTGCCGCTTGACAATGAATGATAACAAGGTATAATAGTTGAAAACGAGCGCCCTGGGAGGAATGGTTTTTCTCAGCCCGACTTATAATCGAGTAAACGTGGTTCGAATCCACGAGGGCGTATTGGAGATATTATGAATCGTGAACCAACAATTTATGTTGCAGGACCTATGCGAGGATTTGAAAATTATAATTATCCAGCATTTGATCGGTGCTCTCGTGTATTAAAAGATCAAGGTTGGGAAGTTATTAATCCTGCCGAGTTAGACAGAGAAGCAGGTAAACCAACATCTACTTCGTATGATTTTGATCCAGACAACAACTATGAAGATCATGAGTTTATGCGTAATGCACTTAAACGAGATATGGATGCAATATGTGATGAATGCACGGCAATCTATATGATGAGTGGTTGGGAAAAAAGTAAAGGTGCTAATGCAGAATTAGCTCTTGCCCGAGCATTAGGAATTAAAGTTTTTTACGAGGCACCATTACCAAAATGAATATATTTGTATTAGACAAAAATCCATTATCTGCCGCACATCAAATGTGTGATAAGCATATCCCAAAGATGATTGTAGAAAGTGCTCAGATGTTATGTACTGCACATAGAATTTGCGATCCTATTGGTGAGTATCTAGACTTAGGAAAAAATGGTAGAAAGATTAAAAGATGGAAGCACGAAAATGATTTAAATGCAAGCAAACCAACCCTATACAAAGCTGCAATGATAAATCATCCGTGTAATGTTTGGTTGAGAGAATCAGTTCAAAATTATACATGGTTGTCTCTACATGCAATGCAATTACTTACTGAGTTTAAGCAAAGATTTGAAAACAATCATAAGTCATCTAGTGTTATAAGGTGGTGTGCAGTAAATCTTCCTAATAACATTCCCGATATAGATCAAACACCATTTGCTCAAGCAATGCCTGATGAATATAAAGATTCTAACTGTGCAGTAAATGCGTATAGAAGTTACTACGTTGGTGATAAAGCAAGATTTGCTAAGTGGGAAAAGAAAAACAATGAACCGTATTGGTGGACAATACGAACTCAAGGTCCTAAACTAGAGCCCTGTGTATAAACATCTAACAGAGCCTTCATAGCTCAGTTGGTAGAGCACCGGCCTTTTAAGCCGAGTGTCGCAGGTTCAAGTCCTGCTGAAGGCATTTAACTTATTTTTTGGAGATTGTGATGAAGAAATTGTTTGAACGTTTGAGTAAGATTTTTTATATCTTAGCGATTTTATCTATTTTTAATTCAATTTACATCTATCAAACAGATGCCACTCTTGGTATTTTTATTGGACTGTGGGTTCCCACTTTATTACTATTAGGTCCTTCTTGTCCTTGGGCTAAAGAATGATTGTATTCGAAAATGTGTATTTAACTTTATTATTTTGGGACAGATTACAATTATTGACTGATTTAGGTCCTACAGCATTATGCTGATTGTGGTAAACTGATCGCTGACTTTCATTATAAATATGAAGTCAGCATCAGTTTTTTAATGGAGTCATCATGAGTGGAAGTCATTCAACCGGAAAAGGTGATAAGTACAGATCAGTTGATAGGAAAAAATATTCTGAAAATTATGAAAAGATTTTTGGAAAAAAGAAACCTCCCAAGGCAAAGAAAAAAAATAAATAAATGTATGAACCGATTAAAAAGAATCTGGAATAGATTAGCTAAGTCAAGATGGTGTTTTCTTAAACGTTTTTTAAGAAAAAAACCTAAACTTTTATTAACACCTAATAAAGTACAGATTTATACAGACACTGTACGTCTGCGTACAAGATCAAAAAATACAATTAGAACAGAAACTAAATGGCTATTTAGATACAAAGAATAGGAACACAAAATGCAATTATTTACATCTGAAATTTTAGGTACAATTTTTTACAGCATCGTGGTTTTCACCGTAGGTGCTTTAGTAGGCAAAAAACTATGGTACTGGGTAAGAAAATTCTTTCCTTGGAATAAAGACTGATTTATCTCTTGACAAATTGAATTTAAACTGTATAATTTACACATAAGCAAAAAGAAGCACAGGTGCTGCTTCTAACTAAAACTTTAACCAATGCACCTATGGAGATTCTATATTATGCGTAATCTTACTAAGAAGCGTCGTGTCATCAACTACCTCACCTCCGGTAAGGGATTGACTGCACGAGAAGCTGCTGCTCGATTTGGTGTCGGTAACATGCGTGCTATGATGAGCACAATTCGCTCCGAATTTACTAAGTATGGTAACTGGGAAGTTGTCAATGAAGAAACTACAACCGGAAAGACTCGGTACTTCCTGAAGGATGTACATCCCGGTAAGCGTACATACGCTTACAACAAGGATGGTTCCAAGTACATGATGGTCTGAAGTTAAGTCTCCAATGGGGGAAGACCTGTACGTAAAGTGCGGGTCTTTTCCTATATAACTACATGAATAAATCTCATGACTTTGGTAGAAAATCAAAAAAGAAGATGAAAAAAGAGCGTGAGACAAATAATGGACTTGATAGAAATTTACCTCGTAGTAAACCTATGAGCAAATCAGTAAACCGCAAAAAAAGGATGTATAACAATGGACGTGAAGATAATTAGATTTCTTAATGGCGAAGAAGTAATTGGTAAGATCACAGAAAAGAAGGGTAAGTACACCATCGAAAAGGGTGCTGTAATTGTACCTGTTGGTGAACAGCAACTCGGTATGGTTCCTTGGCTTCCTCACGCAGAGGACAACACAGTAACTGTAGATGAAAGTAAGGTTGCTTTTGTTTTTACTCCACTCACAGATCTTGCTAATCAATATAGCACTAATTTTGGTAGTGGACTAGTAGTTCCAAATAACCAAGTTTCAGATCTTAAACTTAGTGGCGTTTGATATAAAGGATATTAATGATGTCTAGTAGAGCAGGTGTTGGACTGGGTGGTGCATCAGGATTGAAGCCAGGAAAACCTCGTCGATCAAAAAAGAAGAAGGGTAATACCCCAGCAAGAACTTCTAAATCTGGAAATGGAAAAAGAATTCGTTAATCTATCTGTGCTCGTAGCTCAGATGGATAGAGCAGCGGACTTCTAATCCGCAGGTCATAGGTTCAAGTCCTATCGAGCATGTTTAACATATTGGAGTATCAATGAATATTACAGAAACCGTAGTAGAAGTAGGAACACAAAAAGTTGGTATAATATGTGAGGTAAGAGAAACCACTGAAGGTAAATCTTACTTGGTTGATTTTCAGGGTGTACAAACATGGAAAAACGAAGGTCAGATTATGTTATATCTCACATCAGATCACAGAAATTCTGGTGGTGAGTTTTTAGTTGACTAGTTTAATTTACTTGTTATAATACATTTCCGTTACTTAACAGGAGACTTGAAATGACTGAAGTTGGATTTGACTGGATTTCTGATGATGATATCTGTTTTGTTACAGGTCATGTCATAGACAAAAGAGATCATGCACGATGGACTGGTGAATATGATGCTTGGGTTTCTGAGAGAGGTCAGCAAATGATCGAAAATTCCCATAAAACAGGTGAACTTGAAACTAATCGTAAGTGGCAAATTATATATTCTGAGTGGTATTCAGAAGATGAATCTAGAAGTGTTGTGATGAATGAGCTTTTTATGAATTTCGAGGAAGACGGTGATGTCTGACAAGGAGTGGATTGCACAAACTACTTGGGACAATAAAGAAATAATTTTCGTTAGAGAACACACTTGTTATGACTTAGAATCATCCTCACTCAAAGATATGGCGGAACGAAGAATTAGACAGTGTGAAGTCGAAATGAAACATTGGGAAGATCTTCTGAAGCGGAGAGAAGAAATGCTAAAAAGTAAAAGTAAGGATTAAGTTCATATAAATATCTGTATGAATAACTTTACTCAATTTTTAAATGAAAACGCCAAATTAACTCTAGAATATCACGATGAGTTAAATTCCAAATTTTGGACTGGTGAAAAATTAAAGCCCGAAGTTCGTAAGCACCTTCTGATGGTTGCGAACAAATGGGCTATTTTTTCAAATATACCAAAAAGTGGGATTAAGGATGTAGTCCTCACAGGAGGAAATGCAAATTTCAATTACACTAAATTTTCAGATTTAGATGTTCATTTGATTGTAGATTTCTCTAGCGTTGTTGATTGTAAAACTGAGTTTGTTGACGAATATCTTAGAGATAAAAAAACCATCTGGCAGTTGACTCATGATATTAAAATATATGGGGCTCCTGTAGAAGTTTATGCAGAAGAGAAAGTTCCTTCTAGAAAGTCTCAGGGTGTTTATTCTCTAACGAATGATAGTTGGCACCAAAAACCAAAGAAAGAAAAGGTAGATCTACAAGATGCTTTGCTGAAATCCAAGATAGATCACCACGTTCACATGATTGATTATGCACTAAAACATCATGCAGATGAAGAAGGAACTTTAGCTAAAATCAAAGAACGTATAAGAAACATGAGAGGTTCTGCTGTAAGAAAAGCAGGCGAATTTTCTGTAGAAAACTTGGTGTTTAAAGAACTTCGAAATAGAGGTATTTTAGATAAAATGACCAAGCACATTAGAGAACTGCAGGATAGAAAATTATCATTGAGAAATAAAAAATAAAGTTTTTTGATCTGTTAAAAATATAAATACTAGTGAACAATTTCACACAGGAGAAATCACATGGAAGAGGCATTACATGGTCATCTCATGGATTTCATTATGACTGCATTAGGTACTGCGATTTTTGCTTTGATCGGATTCGTTTGGAGAATTAGTCACAAGGTTGCGGAAAATACTAAGAAAATAGAAAATATCAGGGAACTGAGTCAAAGGGACGTTCGGGAACTGAACAAAGACATAGACATGTTAATGGGCAAAGTCGATAAACATGGGGAATGGACAACAAATAGAATGATGTCTATTGCCAAGGATATGAATAGATAATCAATAGTAAGTAACGTTAGTTTGTCGCGATATGTCAAATGACGTTGACGATGGAGCAAGTACGGTTCCCGGTACTGACTGTAGTTCGGGAGCCGTATCTGATATTTGTATAATTCCACCTGAATTTGGTTTGTTTTCAGAATAATAGTAGAATGTTCCTACGTTTTCTGGATATAAAACTAAAACATCTCCACAGAGTTTGATGTCTGGATGTACTGTTCCACCATTCCATTTACCGTCTTCAGTTGTGCTTATTCTAAATAACAAATCATTCTGTAATAGTAATGAAGAGGATAAATCAAACATGTAAGTATTTCCAACTTGCATTCTTAGTGTTGGTTGTTCGCTGTTTCCAAATCTAAACACACCATTTTGAATCTGAGGTGTAAGTACAACAACATTTCCGTTGACAGTAATATCTTCTCCTAATCCACTTCGTTCTGCATCGATCCTAAAAAAGCTCAATCTAGTATCTTGATTTAATCTACTCTCTTCTACGAAATCCGCAGATGCACCAAACACTAGAGTTTCCATCTCTTCACTATCTATACTAGTTCCGGTAACATTGAAAATTTTGCCTGTATTTGAACCACTTTCAATACGAACTGTATCTCCAAACTTAACACCTATTGTTTCAAAACTAGGAGATAAATTTCTACCAAACAGGTTTTTAATTGCGTTACTTTCATTTGTATTGCTACTAGTTATTGCAGAAAAATCAAATTCTGTATCTTTAACAAAACCCTCTGCTTTATATTTTTTATCATAGTTCTGCGGGGAAGTTACTGTATAAACATGAGCAAATATTGCTTTATCAAACGTACTACCTGCTGTAAATCCTGCAGAGATATTACTAATCTCACCTGAAATAGAATCTATATGTTGTGCATTACTTAAAGTAAATCCGTTTCCCATCGAAAGACCATTAATCACCTGATCAATATATTCATTTTCTAAATCATCTCTACACCCATTAAAATTTATTAATGCTCTAGTATTTCCTTCTAGTAATGTTATTTCAGGATTGAATCTAATAGGTCGATCAAAATCTATACGATCTTGAAAGTCGTTAGAAAACGATAGACCTCTAAAAACTGCTGATGCATAAAACTCCGGTGTTGTTTTGTCTCGTCGTTTTGTATTTCTATTATTTCGAGATTTTATAAAACTACGACCCAATGAAGTTTACCTTTCTTTGATCTCCGGATGCACCAAGAATATAAACTAGATTCGCGTTACTAACCTCTAGGAACAAGCTTTCTCCAGATTCTAGAGGATATCCATTCGCAGTAACCCCCGCAGATAATCCAGAGTTTCCGACATAAATTAGATTTAGATTTGCTGGGTTGGATTTAATTGTCACACCGCTCTGTAGTGGTGTTGATGTTCCCACTAATTGAGATGCAGTGTTTCCAGACGAAGCGACTGTCAATCCAGAAACAAATGTGGTTGGTTTTGCATATCCCTCAATAGTTACCTTCAGATTGTCTGCAGTGACGCCTACTGCACCGCCTGGGTAGTTTACGACTTCTATCGCTTCGCCAACTCTACCCGCAACTCTAATCGGCTCTCCTCCACAACATCCTTGAACTCTGAGTGCAGTATTTACTTCAGATGGTGTTCCTGCACCAGTAAACCCTGCATTGGTAATTCCAACCACAGCAGCTATTGTTGCTTCGAAAGTTATTCCCGAGTTTACTAGGTTTACGTTGAGAGCATCGCCAGATGCACCTATTGTAGTTCCACCAGATCCATGAAGTTGTGTCTGAATAAATCTACCACCATCATGTCCAAATACAGAAACAGAGTCTGTTCCTGAGTTTAGATTAAGTGATCCACCAGAGATTCCAACTTCTCCACTCACAGTCACCGTATCAGTTGCTGATGAAAGTGTCCATCCTCTATTAGTTACTTCTGATACGGTTATGCCACCCGCTTCGAGACCATCAGTAGCCAATCTGATAGTACCAGTTATGCCAAGAACATCACCAGACGTAGAACCTGCAACTGCAATGTATTCTATCTCTGTTGTTGCACCAGATACATATGTTCTATTCTTTATTGGGAAATCGCCACTAGCACCAAGGTTTCCTGTCATATTAAGAGAACCACCAGTCACAGCCATAACTTGAACTGGCATAGGATAGGTTTCATTTACTTTGTATGATACAGATGAATCACCCCACACCATTTTGTTCAGGGGTAGGTTACATGTGACACCTTCTGGTGTTGTTCCGATGTCTGTGCAGAAATCCGCAGTTCCGCCTGATATGTTGGCTGTAATCTTTGGCATTATAATCTCCTTGGCTTATCATATATATATTTAACTTGACAACCGTCAAAAATATTGTAAAATTACAAAGGAGAATACACATGGCAACTAGATTTTGGGTACAATCAAACGAAAGTCCAAGAGCAAGATATTTCAGAACAGATTGGGCAAGCAAAAACGAAGGGGAATGGAAACGACATGGTAATTTAGGTTGGCAGTGGTTTCCTGCAGAACTAAAAAAAGAAGTAAAAAAAGAAGTAAAGACACCAAAAAAGCGTTTATTTACAAAAAGTAAAGAAAAGTGATTTTTTTATGATAAAAGAAGAAACTAAAAATGATTTTTGTATTGAGGTAATAGAACATGCAAATAAAGAGTCCATGACGTATATGGATTCAGTCATTCATGTTTCTGACAAATATGGATTTGGACCTGAATTGGGTGCTAAATTTCTGTCTAAACCTTTGATAGAAAAAATCAAAATAGAAGGAGAAGAACTGAATCTTCTTCCGAAAAAAAGCAAATTACCCTTTTGACTTTTGTTAATTTTATGATACAATACTCAGAACTGGGGAGTTCCCAGTAACTTAATGGTACGAGGTAGATCCTCGGGAAAGGAAAACCTATGAGTTTTTCAGATTTTAAAAAACGATCCGCAAACAGTATTCAGGATCTAAGTAAGAAGTTAGAGGCAACAGAAGCTAAGAAGTCCTACAAGGATGATCGATTTTGGCGTCCGCAGCTAGACAAGGCAAGTAATGGCTACGCTGTTATTCGTTTTCTTCCTGCACCAGACAAGGAAGATCTTCCTTGGGCTAAGCTTTACTCACATGCCTTTCAAGGTAAGGGTGGGTGGTTTATTGAAAACTCACGAACCACTCTAGGGGAGAATGATCCCGTTTCTGAAGCAAACAATGAACTTTGGAACAGCGGAATCGAGAGCGATAAAGATATTGCTCGAATTAGGAAGAGGAAGATGCAATACATTTCCAATATTCTGGTTATTAGTGATCCTAGTACTCCAGAAAATGAAGGTAAGGTATTCCTCTACAAGTATGGTAAGAAAATCTTCGATAAGATTCAGGAAGCAATGCAACCTGAATTTGAAGACGAAGAAGCAATTAACCCTTTTGATTTTTGGAAGGGTGGAAATTTCAAGCTCAAGGTTCGTAAGGTTGCAGGTTATGTAAACTACGATAAGTCCGAGTTTGATTCAGTATCTGAGTTGTTTGATGGTGATGATGAGCGTCTTGAGGAACTCTGGAACAAGGAGTATTCTCTCACAGCGTTTACTGATCCTAGTAACTTTAAGAGTTATGACGAACTTAAAGCTAGATTCAATCAGGTAGTTGGTGCTGATATTCGTTCTACTGAAACTGTAACTGAAACTGTAGAGAGTGAACCTGCTGTCAGGGAAGACTCTACGGGAGAAGAAACAGACGCTCTTGATTATTTTGAGCGTCTAGCAAAAGAGTAGATTAAATATATTTTCGTCTCCATTCGGGGATAGATCCAACATCTCTGATCTGCGTTTCGGTTCCAAATCGAGGCGCAGATCTTTTTCCTTTATCGGCTAATTGTTTATTAACACCCCCGCCAACATTAAATCCTTTTGATTTTTCAGACATAGGTGATATTGGAGCATTATTTTTTTGTGCTTGTTCATAAGAAGAAGGGGAAGGTTTCACAGATTCTTGAATATTTGGTGTTATATTAACTTCATTTAAAGAAGAAATCTGGATTGGTTCTTCAGACTCAAACACAACAGGATCTAGTGGTTGCATCATTTCAATATTGTTTGACATATTCTCTATAGAGATAAAACTTTCGGTGTTTGGTGCCTCAAAATCTAAACTCATATTAGTTTGATTTGTCTGATACATATAACCCCCTAATAGCCATTATTGGCTTCTTGAATCTTTTGATTCTCTTTTTCTATCTTGTTATTTAGTAACGTTATGTATATGTCTCTTTCCCATATTATCATGTTTTCAATATCAGACATACTCATGTTGTATGAATCTACTAGAGTAAATGACATCGAACTGATCTTTATAAGGTCAATATGACCAAATAAAATTTCAAAAAATTTACAAAGTCATTTACCTCTATTTCTCTGTCGATATTATCAGATGACTTGTATTTAATATTGAATTTTACTGTACTGTTGCAGATAAACTCTTTTAGAAGTTTATACTTCTTTCTTTCAATTAGTTCTAAATATTCTCGTTTTTCTTTTATTGAAACATCATCTAGCTGTATAGTTTCGGATGGTGTTTGAATTTCAGTTAAACATTGTGTCGTTAAATCGAAATACTCTTCTTCTGTTTCTGGAAATGATTCAAATAAAAGAATATCACTCATTCTGGGACATCTAAATTTCATGATAAAATCTGATTTTATTTTTACCAAAAAATCTTTTTTTGACGATTCCATCTTTACATCATTTAGATCTAAGTCAACAACAACTGGTTCCTTTGTATAAGGACATGTAATTTTTAGTTTTGTTGTTTCGCCTATAGATTTTTGTCGTATTGAGTTTATTGCAAATTGAAAATCCTGAATAGAAAAGTTTAATGATTTTACTTTATCATCAAAGCATGAATTTACCATAGAACATAAATTTGTTATTTTATCTTCAAAGGTGGAAGATATATTATTGATTATGGAAAAATACTTCTCTTCCTTCACTAACAAAGGTCTAAATGAATATTTTTTCTTTGATGATGGTAATGTTATTTTGTATTCTGGTATATTTTTCTTAATCAAATCAATAATCATATTAATCTCTCTATATTTCACCTAAGTATCTGGTTGTGGTTCTTGCGTAGTTGAATAAAACAGTAAATGATGCCAATGAATTGGATGATTGTGAATTGAAGTCCATTGGGATTACTGCACGAGGATATATTTCACTGTAGGCAACGTAGTTTACATTTTCATTTCCATCAGATCCTTGATCGGATTTTAATCTAACATAACACACGTTATTTCTAATTGCAGTGTTGTACATATTTTCTGCAGTAAATACAGTGGGTTGATTTACATTTTGATTGAAGTTATATGCCTCTCCTCCATATGTTTTAATTAAAGAAACTAGTGTGGAGTAAACCGCAAGACTTTCATTTGCATAGAAGGATATTTGTAGGAGGTTCGAGTTCTGTCTTTTTATTGGAACATTCAATGAAATATTCTGAAATTCAAATGGCATCGATTGAATTTCTGTTGTAGGAGTGCTTACTGAAATTGCTGGATAATCTGAGATATAAACATACTGACCTTGGACAGGATTCCACACACTCATGTCTACTGAGAATCTATTATCCCGTAATACTTTTGATTGCTGTCCAGCTAATAATTGTTTGATGTCGGTTAGATTTAAACTCATTTGAATAAATTGTCCTCTGTTAGAATTTTAAATATCCACCCGTTGTCCTCGCATAATTTTTCGGCTGCTTCCCATTTACATTTATTTATAGTATATCTACACATCTCTTTCATATAACTCTTTTTATTGCTCTTTTTAGGCATCTTTGTTTGTTTTTTTGGCTTCACTTCTATTAGATACGTTTTTACAGTACCTTCTTTGTCTTTTATCTTTGTCAGAAAATCTGGGTAGTAGTTATGCCATTTTTTATCTACTGGTGAGTAGTAGGGTATCTTGAGTTCTTCTGAACCCCAGTTTATGACATTTTCATTTAGATCTAAATACTTACACATCTTACGTTCCCACGTAGATCTACAAACAATGTTTTCAAAATTTCCCACATATTTTTCTCTATTTTCTGGTAGGTATTTTGATTTATATGCCATACCTATATATAGCAGAGGGGGCTAATAATGGCAGAAACATCAATTGCACTTTCACCTACTACCAGGGTAGATACATTTACAGATTATATAAGATTGCAGGCATATAAAGCCAATACTTTGCCAGAAAGAGCACTGGTCGCTACAGGTAGAGGAACTAAGCTAATAAAATCATGGTTTATTCCTATGCCACAAACCATAGGAAGAATGGTTGCTCATAATTATCAGGTAGTAGAACAATCAGTTGCGTATGCTTTGGCTAAAGGTAAAGCACAGGGTAGGCAAGCTCAACAAAATGCAGCAAATGTTTCATTAGCTTCTGCTGGATTGATGTCATCACTAGGAACATCTATCCCCGGTCTGGGTGGAGCTGTGGGTCAATCACTTGGTGGTATCGGTTATTTAAGCGGAGTTGCAGCTCAGGTAGCAGGTGCAGTTTCTATGATTCCTGCTATGGAAGATTTCATGGAAGGATTAAAGGCGGAAATGTCTGATGAGCCTGTAGTTGGTATGTCCTCACAGGAACTAAAATATGGCGGTACTGTAGAAAGATCTTACATTTTAGATTACGAATTTGTTGCAAAAGAACCTGCAGATGTATATGGTCCTAATGGTATACTTCAGATATTAGCTGAATTGGAAGCATGGTCATTTCCTAGATCTCGTGATAATGAAGTTTCTAGAAGAGATTTAATTCTAACACCACCAGTTTTCGTGATGCAGCATGTAAAACTTAATGGCGAAGGTGGGATAGCAAGTATAAATAATTCACCTCCACTAGCTGCACTGGGACAACCTAAACTTTTGATCTTACGTAAAGTTGAGTCTTCTCATGAAATGAAAAGTGTTTTAGTTAACGGTAATTACACATACCCAATAATAACTAGGTTGAGACTAGAATTGGCTGATATGGAACCATTAGCTGTGATTGAGAATCAATATGTTTCGTATGGAAATATCACAGTTCCTAGACTTGCGTGTAGATCTGAAATTTATGCAGAAGCAGGTTCAGGTAACGTATCAGGAAATTGAGGTAAGACATGAGCTTTATTAAAAATTTTCCAGCAACAAAATTTACTCTGCCCAGCGGAAATGAAGTAACAATTGTCGATATATTTAAGACTTTTGTGATGTCAGATGAAACAAAGGGAAATGATGAAATCTTAAATAAAACTCACGGAGTTTATACAAATAAAGTAGAAAACTTAAGTTACGAGTTATATGGAGATAAACCATCATTATATTGGACATTGTTATATCTAAATGATATTGATTCCTTTAGTTCATGTCCAATACCACAGAGTAAGTTTGAATCTAACTTATCAACTAGATATCCAGGTAAAGTTTATTATATAAAAGATGCTGTTGATGCAAACAAAATCATAAAAGGTGATATGGTTATCTTGTATACTGTACACGGAGCTACTGCCGCAAGTCCGGAAACTTCTCCGGGAATAACTATGTGGAGAGCTGCGGGTATAGTGAAAGAATATGATTCTAAATTTAGAAGAATAATTCTAGAAAAAGAGTATGAAAATGATGGAGCAACCGCAGGATTTTCTGCTTCTAATTTTTATAATACAAGATTAGAAGTCAGGAGAAAAAATCAAGACTCTTGGATTTCTCTTGGAGGCAAGTATGACTATAATAGTGTTCTGACGATTGGAGAAGATCCCACTTCTTTATTCATTGGTAGAGTTGAAGATGAAGCAGATATGCTTTTGGGATTATACGAAGATGGATTGAACGGTAGAGATATTTCTCCGTATCAGATTGTTAGCGGATCTAATTTTACTTCTGAATATGATTTTGCAATTACAGGACCAACATCAGGAACAGTTTTGTATCAGTTAGCAAATAACAGTCGCGAATCATTACCATCTCCTTTGGCTGAGTTGTATTTTCATACACTAAAGAAAAGTGAAGTTCAGAAAAATACCGTAGCAAATTCAATCAAATATCTTTCTGAAGAAAGAGCCTTCACACTAAACACTTTTGTTCTCGACATGCTTAAAACTAATTTTAGACGAGGACGGGAAATTACAATAACATAATACCATGTCGAAATACATAGCACATTTATCTGAAATTTCATTATCCAAGGTTTTAATAAAAGATGAGACCGGAGATGTATTAATTGATTTAGCAGAAGAAACCGTTGCTGGCAAAATAAGCATGGGTACTATAGACATACTAGAATCTATAGGAACAACATCAGTGCGTGGTGAACTTATTGTGGATTCAACTAGAGGTGAATTTGAAGCACTTCAACTAATTGGAAATGAAAGTGTTCAGTTTGTTTTCGAGTCTCCACCCGCAGATGAGAATGATGATCCATTTGTGGTAACTTCACCTGAATTTAGAATATTTGATTTTAACGACACAAGTGACTTTACTGATCTAAGTCTAACCCCCGAGGGGTTTTCTTCTAGATCTTTGACATTAAAATTCTCCAGTAAACAAGAAGGTGATATATTTAATGTAGAAACTCCACTTCCTTTTGGGTTTTTAGGGAAAATATCTTCAGATCCGGCAGCAGTAGAAGAAGTAGAAGGTCCACCAGAACCGGGTGCAGAAGAACCAGAGCAGATACCAGGTCTAATAAACAAAATTGCTGAGAAATATTTTCCTGATGATGTTTTCGAAATAGAAGCAACAGATAATACTGCATTTTTATCTCCGAATAGATTTACATATCCTTCTAGAAAACCAACTAAAAATATGAACTTATTGCAATTAATGAAATATTGCACTAGTTATGCTTGGAAATCTAATAATGGTGGTATAGTAGGACCTCCCGCACCCGGAGATGTTTCAGAAACTTATAGTCCTTTTGGTTGGTGTAATTACTTTTTTTGGCAAGATCTATATGGTTGGCACTTTAAATCTGCAACAAAAATGGCAGCAGATTCTCAGGTAAAAGGTATTAAAACATTTAGTTTTACTTCTGATATGTTAAATAAATCTAGAATTCAAAAGCTAGATCCGATTTCAGATTTTTCTATAAACAAAGCTTTTTCGAGCGGAGTTTTATACGCATATCATACCAGAACTGAACAAAATTATACTGATGTATATTCTAGATTTTTGGGTGATGATGAAAGATATGTTAAAACAAATTATAAGTTTAATTATGCTACTGATTATTATGGAATAGTAGAACCAATAAAATTTCTTCCTGATACATTAGAAAGTAAACCTTTATCTGAGTGGATAGAAGACAAATCAAATAATGAACTTGAAATAAAGGATTATTTGTTTGGTTGGTACGATAAACGACAATTCAACAATAGTGTTAAGTTAGATCAGATAGTAGGTATTGGTAGGGATAAAAATGCAGAGGGTCCGCTTGGTAATAGTGGAACTGATGCTGTAGATATTCAAACTCCAGAATCTCTTAATAATTTAACCGACTATAACAGTTATCAAGATGATGTATGGCAAGAAATGTTTGACTGTGTTAAAGTAGGTGACATTGGAGATTTAAATGCAGATTATGATAATCTGAAAAAAATAACAAAGATAAAAGCAGATACTTTTAACGCGAAGAGTAGATATAAAAAGGCGATGAATTATAAAGAAAAATGGAATCTTTATCGTTACTCAGTTTGTTGTGAGGTTCCAGAAGCAGAAGCGGCAAAAACAACTACATTTGCAATACTAAAGGGTCATAAAAAACTCGCAGGTACATCTAATGTGTTTGAGTATGATTGGGCAGAAGTGTGCATAATACCAAAGGCTGCTATTGGTTTCATTTTTGGACATAAAATAGATGATTACAATGGAGTCAATCCGTGGGATAATACATTAATAGGTAATGCTGGATTGAATTCATTACTTTTGATTCCTCCTGACGACCCCTCTAGAGAACCACATAACACAGCCGTCGAAAAATATTTTCCATATGTTGCAGAAAATTCCGTAGAAGGAGAAATAGCTGTTGGTGAATTATCCGGTCTTATAAACTTTTTCTCATCAACTCCAGGAGTCACTGCAGAAGGAATAACTGGTTCCATATCATGGGACTATGTGAAAGATTTATTTGATGATGTCGGTGGTGTGTCTGCAGAGGGTATAACTCTGGCTTTTCATAATAGTCAATATTCTCCGTTTCTAGTAGTAGAAAAACCAAAGGGTGGAACTGGTCTAGTTGCTGGTAGTAGAGCTTATAATTTAAATGAAATAATGAATAGACCTATATTAGATGAAGACACTTATGATGATATCATAAAAGGACGTTCGGATAAGTCTGGTCCATCAGATAGATCTACTATTTTCTGGCAAGACACACCAGTAGACTCTGGAGATTTTGATGCAAATCCTTTTGAGGGAGCAGATACATCCGGCGATAACCTAGACAATATTCAATATATGGTAGGACCTGGTATAAATGCATCTCAGGGAGATAACTGGACAGACTATCCACATGGGTTTGATACCATGCCTGTGGGATCATATAAAACCATTGCACGAAATGACGGTGGAGCTACTGGTTATATTGGTGGGTTGAATTGTGAAGCAATACCAATCGGTCATGTTGTAAAATTAGAATTTGCTTCGTTTGATGATATCTATAGACTTGGGATAGAGGGCAGACACGATGATTCGGAGTCGGATATATACCCCAAAGGTCCTAAAGGTATTTACTACTTCTCTGCACAAAACGCACATGATGGTAAGTGTGAGGGTTCTTGCACACTGGAAGGATAATAATGGCAGATACTCTAATACAAATTTTAAGAGAATACATTCCTAAAAAGAAGCAGATAGAGATCGAGGTATCTCATGCCATGAATAAAAAATATACCTGTGCAAATCCAGAGGGTCCGGTATCAAATGAATTTTGTCCAGAAGAGGATCCTCTTTGTAATTGTCCATGCAAAGATCTAATACCAACATCTATTTTTGTCGTGACTGCACAATGGCTAGATGAAAATAAAAATGAGTTCTCAAATAATGATTTTAGTCTTATCATCTATAATGATTCCACAGAGAATCCTTGGGCTGTTGTGAGGGGAGTATATGAAGATAAGGAAGACGATATAGAAGAAGGTGATGGACAAACATCAGGGGGGAATAATCCCACATATGAATTGTTTGGGGAAGCCACTAGTTCATTTCATGCTACGGAAGAGGAAGCTATTGAGGCAATGGAATTAGCCTATGAAGATACTGGTGGTTACACAATGGACGAACCAACAGATTCTTACATGGATTCGCTATTAAAAGCCAGCTCTGAGTGTGATGCAATAGGAAGTGAACTCGGTGAAAGTTGGTTGGGTTGTGACTGGGATGATCCAAACTCACCCATGAGCTGCGACTGTCCGTGTGTAGGTGAAGATTACAACAAATATCTTAGGTACAATTCATCACTTGCAACTTTTTGGGATACTCCTGGCTATGTTCCTATGATTGCAAATGCTCACAAAGAGGCACTTCAATCACAGAAAATAGGAATTTCGGTTCCGGGTGACTTATCAATACGTCCTGGCGATTTGATCTTCTTAGATTTGATTGATGTGCCTCATGGATTCGAAGAAATAGATACCATAGCGAGAAAGTATGGAATAGTAACACCCATAGAAAAGAATGCAAAATTTCATGGAAGATGGATGGTTTCTAGTATCAGACATAGAATGTTTGGAGTTTCCTATCACAAAATGGATCTAATCTTAATTAGAGATGGAGTTCCATATAAAGGTGACGAGGAAGGTGATTCTGAAACATCTACTAGTGCTCAAGCTTCATCTCAATTTGTTCCTATAACTCCCAGACGTTCAACTAGTACGTCTAGTAAACCGGTAGTTCCTGGTGTAGTGCAACAAACCACATCAACTAACAGCGTTACCACAGAGGACACACAATCAACACAGAGCGATTCTACGACTACTACCACAGGATCTACTACCACAGAATCCGATACCACAGAGTCCACGACCCCACTACCAACCACTCCATATACACCACCTTCATCTGGATCTGGTTATTAAAAAGGAATATATACCTTTATGGCAAAGTATAAAGATATAGATTTTAAATTCAGTAGAAATACATTTACTGGAGACTTGAATATAGTTCAAGATTCCAATGCTATTAAACAGTCTATTAAAAATATCATTCTCACACTAAAGGGAGAACGATCATTTAGTTATGAATTTGGTTCTGCAGTTCAACGATTATTATTTGAACCATCATCGGTCGATACACTTCCAGTTGCGAATGACGTTCAAAATAGCTTGAGTGTGCATGAACCAAGAGTTACAGTAACTGATGTTAATTTTTCTAGTAAAAACGAAGAAATGAAACTTAACATATCATATGATCACACCTTATCCAATGGAGATGCAGTAACAGAAACAACTTCAGTTAGTTCGACCGGTTCGCCTGGTTATTGAAACAGAGGAAAATATGACAACACCACCCATTAACTTAAATGAATTAGAATATCAACAGATATTTGATAATATAAAAAATTACATAAAATCAAAATCTGATTTTAGTGATTTTGATTTTGAAGGATCTGCATTATCCTCTATAATTGATATTTTGGCATATAATACACATTATCATATGCTGTTTCAAAATATTCTAGTAAATGAAATGTTTTTGGATTCTGCACAAAAGTTAGAATCTTTAGTTTCACATGCAAAATTGCACGGTTATACTGTTCAAAATAAAACAGCAGCATCCGCAACCCTTACTCTGACATCAATACCAACAAATTCTGGTGCTGTAGCATACTCTAGAATGACTGCAACAAAGACAGATAATACAATAGTAAACTTTTACAATATAAATGATATTATTGCAACAACAAATGTGGATGGTACTGGTGAAGCAACTTTTACTGCATATGAAGCTCAACGTGCTGTAATAGATCAACGACTTAGTGTTAATTTAGAAAAACAATCTTCATTCATTCCTGATTCGAATATGGATATTCGTACATTAAGAGTTTTTGTTGATGGAGTGGAATACAAACGAGGAAATTCTACAGATTCGGATGTATATGAAAATAGTAATGTGTATTTTTTAGAGAATGTAATATCGGGTTTTGACATAATTTTTGCGTCTAGAATTGTGGGAACTAGACTTAATATAAATTCAGAAGTGGTTGTTTCATACTTGGTATCATCAGGATCAGTAGGAAATGGAGCATCTTCATTCTCTTTCCCGACTGTACCGAACATACCAACTTCAGCAACAACTAGTATTGCTGGAGGCTTGATTCAACCTGCCACATCAAGTGGGGGAGTATCTAAAGCAAACATAGATGAAATGAAACTTGCAATTCCAAGAACATTTGCAAGTCAAAATAGAATTGTAACAAAGAATGATGTAATTTCTGCTATACAGTCTAGGTATGGATACAATTTTAAAAATATTGTAGTGAACGCAGATAGTCGTACTGTTGGTAAAGTTTGGGTTAAAGTAGTAAATGATGATTTAACTGATGCCATTCCTGCAACTGATGATCAAGCTGTACTTATTAACTATTTGAGTGAGCTTGCGGTCATAGGAGTAGTTTACGTTTATGGAAGTGAATCTGGTGATGGAGGATCTGATGGAGACTCTGGTTCAGGATCCGGTACGATAGCACAAGCACCAGTTGAAACACCTAGCGTAACAACTGTGGTTCCTGATAATACTGGCGGCACCTACTAAGGCATCTAACTATGTTACATATATTCACAACTGTTACTCAAGAACAAGATGTTAAAACTGGTGATATAGAAATCATCGACATTTTGAAATCAATTGAACTACCAGAAGAAAATCTTTATTTAGATGAAGAATGTATAAATTGTCCATTCGATGTTACTAATTTTTTGCCGACGTGGCTTGTCGATGAACATAATTCAGAAAATACTCTTTTTGTAAAATTTATTCAGCATTATTTTGACTGGTTGTATTGTACAGATAAATCAAACATTTATATGAATAATATATTTGATTTGTTTGACACAAACAACATCACAGATAAAACTAGAAGAACTATTTTAAGAAGCAACATTCCGGGTTTTGATGAAGCGGTTGCTGGGGCTTCTAGCATTTACTATGGTGAAACTTTAGAAGAACCAGATAAACCAGTTGCATATAAAGTTCTAGGACGTGATCAAAATCAGACTAGGTATCCGGGATTTGGATGGTTTTGGCCAGTCTACACAGAGCCACCAACACATCTTGTAGATGAAGACGGCAACCAAATTCCATATCATGTACATAATATAGAGTGGGATTCAGAAGCATCTGGTAATAGCAGTTCATATAATTATCCGGAAGGTGCAGGAGAAGCTGGAGTTTATACTCTTTATATGCCTAGCATCACAGAAGTAGTTCATGCATTCACAGATATTTTAGATTTCAATGGTGATGGAATCATAGATGGAGCTGATCGAGGGCAATTTTTAGTTGCCTGGGGTGGTGATGATCCTAGATGTGATATAAATGGCGACGGAATAGTCGATGATGCGGATCAAGTCTTATTTAATAAACGTTTGAACGAGACTTTTGGATATCCTACATGGTATCCAACAATTAATAACGATCAAGTGTATGCGATAAGTGATACAAAAATTAAGCAGTTACTAAAAAATATAAAACATAACATATATCAAAGAAAAACAACAAAAGAGTCTATTCAATACTTGTTCGAAACACTATTTGGCAATCAAGTAACAGTGGGAATAGTAGAATCAAACGGCAATATAGACATATCGATAAATGGATCGCCAAGATTCACTAATGATTTTAGAAATTTTTGTAAAAGAATATACGAAGAACTACTACACCCAATTGGTATGAGTTATACTTTATTGTTGAACAGCAATCCAATTGTACTTAGATCTCAGAGACAAGACGATAGAGACGAAGAAGATAGAACAAATTATCAATACGGACCGGTACTTGCAGGAGCTACCCTTACTGCATATGAGTTTCCTCTTCTTGGAAATTATTATGTGTACCACTCCGACGATGTTTCGACTATAGCTCCAGTAACTGGATGTGAAGACTCTACACCACCAGTGAGAGGTATTACTACAAATGATGCAAATATGCCTACATTCACACACCCAAACTGGTATTATGGTGTGAGTGGTGGTACAAGTTTTGGTAATATAAATATATCTAGTATGATGATGATACCATTTGAAGATAACCCAAACATAGGCATCACTTCATGTGCCAATTTATGATAAGGAATTAATATGCCCAAAGTAAATGTAAATTCAATTAATTCTTCCATATCATATGCAGAAACTATAGCAGACAAAGTTGCAAATGATGAATTAATATATTCATTTTTTCTAGGAAATGTATCTACACCTCAAGCATCTTCTGCTAGTGAAAAAAGAAGACAAGATGTGTATAAAGATGCATCTTTTTTTAAGAAATTACCTAATACTGCAATGGATGTTGTTGTAGAGAAGAATAATTTCGAGCAAAAGTCTTTTAATACATGGAATGCTGTTTCTGGTACACTAGATAATTTCTATTGTTATCATAATGGAAACGTATACCTTATTGTAGGAAATAATGAGAATAATACTGTACAGGAAGATGGTAAAGTTGTGGCTTCTACTTTAGCACCACCTACACACACATACGGTATTCAAAAAAATGCAGGTTATGAATATTTATTTTTGTTCTCGACACTAGCTCAAGATACAGTTGCACTAAGTAGTGATTTGTGGATTCCCGTTCCAAAAGCAAGTGGTTATCTTTCGTATTTTTCAGGAAGTCTTTTGCAGAAAAAAATAGATGTCAATGCAGTTTCACCCATAAACTTTACTTATGATAATCCTGAAATACCCATCGTATCTGATACAGGCTCCGGTGCTACAATAACTCTTGTGACAACACCAACAACAAAAGCAGGAACAACTAAGGGTAATAGAAAATTTAAAATTATTGGAATACAGGCATCACCGGGTTCTGATTATATAGACTTCGATTTAGAAGCAAGTTTGACAAGTGCTTTACCAAACGAAAGTTCAGCAAATATTACCATAATAGCAAATGCAATAACAATCGGATTCTCTTCTGTGGAATTGACTGCAAGGAAAATCCTACAAACAAATCATACGTTAATAACTGCCGCAATAACTTCAACTGAAATAAAAGGTGTTACGGATCAAACTGAGTTTTTTGGTCATGGATTAATTGAAGGACTTGAGAAAGAAGACGGATCTCCACTATTCACAAAATCAACAGCTACTGCTGATGAAATAAAATTAAATAATATAAAATTAACAACTTCAACAGCTTCAATATCCGGCGATTCTAGTACTTCAATTGGACTGGTTAGTTCAAAGGTTTCAATTACTTCTGGTTCAACCAGCAAGCAGATCTCAAAGCTTGCTTCTAGTAAAGTTGTTTCTGGAACTATTAAAACTGAAGTACAGGTGAGTAAAAATCCATATGCAGTAAATGATCAAATTCAGTCTGGTTCGGGTGGTATATTTATCATTACTGCTGTGGATAAACCCGAAGCAAAAGAGGGAACTGGTACTGTTATAAATATAGCAGACACTAATTATAGTATTTCGGGTGACGGATCGCCTGGTGATACTTTTCCGAAAACCTTTGTTACGCAATACCTAAATAGATACAACTAAAGGAATATAAATGGGCGTTGAAGACAACTATTATCAAATACCTGGCTTAACTGCTACTTCAACTTTCTATGAGTGGGTAACAAAAGAAAATACCGACATCATACCAAAGTTGAATAAAGTAACTATTTACGGTGCAAGTGCCGGAGATGGCAATATTGGAATTACCATTGGATCTACCGGTAACTCATATGATGCTGGTGATCTAATTGTTAGTCTAAACCCAACCATTAGTGGTATCACCATATCTGGTGATTTACGTGTTAGTGGAAGTTTATTCCACGGAGGAAACTCTGCAGATAATCCATTCGTAAGCACCATTACCAGAATTATGACGGGAACTGGAGTTACGGCAAGTGATATATTTACGGTTGGTGATGTAGTTAGGGGTGTTAGTGTAGGATTCCCAAATGAACGTGGAGGTATCACGTTTGCAATTGCAGATAAAGAGGAAAACTCAAAAACAACACTAGGTGTCGTTAAAGAAACTGCAGTAACCTACGTTGATGTTGTAACAGAAGGATTCATAAACGGTCTTAGTGGATTAACTCAAGGGGGTCTTTTTTATGTTAGTGCTACAGGACCTGGTACTTTTGTTACAAATAAAACTACAACCGTTGGTCAGGTTGTACAGCCACTTATCGTAGGTATGGGTATTTCGTCCGGAATAGTTCTAAATCAATTAGGAACAGTTGTTGCAGATGTTGGGATAACTGGTCCTGCTGGAGCAACTGCACAACCTACAGATCCGATATTTGTCTCCAGAAATCAAATGATAAATGGCAACTATGACGTATGGCAAAGAGGAACTGTATTTGCCGGTGTAACCGGAACTAATAGATATCTTGCAGATAGATGGGTACACTTTACCGATCCTCTGTCAATATCTTCTGGTGGTGCTCCAAGATACAGTGCTTCTCAGTTTATATTTGATGCAGGACAACAAGATGTTGCAGGAGATCCTGTTTACTACTTAGGAGTCACTTTTGAACATGGTGGTTCTGGTACTACCGGATTCCACTCCAGTGGTGACTCAGGTGTTTCTGGGTATTTCATGGGAATTGAAAATAGACTAGAAAATCCAGAAAGATTCTTGGGTGAAACTATACGAATTGATGGTTACATTAAGGGAAGTACCGGATGTACTTTAGATTTCTATCTAAGAAGATCTCATGACGGAACCACATATGATATTGAAGAAGTGGGAAGTTCTCATCTCATAACATCTGCATGGCAAGCTTTTGGATCTGATCATATTGTTGGTGCATTAGGAAAAACCGCGTCACTAAATGCAACAGAAGGTTATGTTGCAATAGGAGTTAAGATAACTGCACTTCCAACTGGTAATAGTATTGATCTTGCAAATTTCAGAGTGTTTTCTGCACAGGGAGCAACCTTAGTAGGAACCCCTTTCAGAGAAAAAACAGATCCAGAAGAAGAGAGATTGAAATGCTCAAGGTTCTATCAAAGAACATACGCCTTAGATGAAAGTGACGGAGACGTAACAACGTTCACTTTCTTTGAGCCAAACTTCAGTCCTATCAGACTTAATGTTTCTCCAACTCCAGGAATTACATCTGGTATAGCAACACAGTCTGAGAATTATTATAGATTCCCAGTCGAAATGATAAAAGCACCAAAAACTTTGGTATTTTACTCACCTCAGAGTGGAGTTTCTGGTGATGCTTACAATAGAACAGCTAGACTGGATATGAGACTCAGCAGCGGAACACAAGGTTTTATGGGACAGCAACGAGTGCATATAGCAGGTGCTCCGACTATAAGTACGACATTAAAAGCCAAGGGTGTGATATTTAATATTCTTTCCGGTGCGGTTGTACTAGATGAGATTTACATAAACTATGTTGCAGATTCTGATTTTTCACTTTAATATGGAGATATAATATGAACTTCGGTAATACTTTTACAAAGGTTGCTTCCTTTGCAAAGGCAGTGGCTTCTCGTGGAATTACTAACAAAAAAACAGACGTGTTTACTAAGAAATTGAGAGTTATTAGTTGCTTTGGTGATTCTTGTATTTCTGGTGAATTGCCTCCATGTGAACATTTAAAAAATAGTAAAACTCAAGGTAAATTTTACTGCGGTGGGTGTGGTTGTGGAGATAGGAAAGCAACTTGGTTGGTTTCGGATGATAAAGAATACAGTAAGTTAGATTATCCAAACTTAAGTTGTCCTCTGAAAATGCCTGGATTTACTGATTATGAAATTAGTTCAGCCGAAGAATCAATATCACCAATAACTCGCAGGTATTACATCGAACAATTGGATGACAACCATATTGATAAAATTCCAGTTTCTGACAATGAAATTCCAGAACATATAAAGAAAAAACTAGAAAAATCACTAGAAAATAATAAAAGTAAACCTGAGAATGATTGAGCCATAAATACTATTGGAGGTATACATGGCTACTCCTAATTCAAAAGAAAGTTTAATTAATTACTGCTTCAATCGTCTTGGTGCTCCTGTAATTGAAATAAACGTCGATTATACTCAGGCAGAAGATAGGGTAGATGACGCACTTCAATTCTTTTCAGAAAGACACTTTGATGGAGTTGAGCGTGCTTATTTTGCACATCAGATAACTGATACTGATAAGACTAATCAATTTATCGACACAGATGCTCTGGGTCCTATAAATGGACCAACAGGAGATGCTCCTACTGGACAGGACATATTAAGTGTCGTTAAAGTTTTTCAGTTTGGTGCATTTTCAAATACCAATATGTTTGACATCAGATATCAACTTGCACTGTCTGATTACTTTGGTATCAACAGAGGACTAAATGCTGCAATTTCAAACGGTCTCTCTGGATATGATTCCACTAAAAGATACATCAATCTAATAGAAGATCTTTTCCAACCAGAGAAAGCAGTTAGATTTAGTAAAGTGACTAACAGATTACATCTGGATACAAAATGGAGTGAATTACAGGTAGGAGATTATTTAATAATAGAATCCTACGTTTCATTAAATCCTGATATATTTGTAGAAATCTATAACGATAGGTTACTTAAAAAGTATACTACCGCATTGATAAAAAGACAATGGGGTTCTAATCTAGCTAAGTATGACGGTGTTCAAATGCCTGGTGGAGTTGTTCTTCGAGGAGGACAAATAGCGGCAGAGGCACAATCCGAAATAGATAGAATAGAAATGGAAGTATTAACTCAATACGAACTTCCCGTTGATTTCATGACAGGATAATTCAATGGCAAAGAACCCATATTTCTTAGATAGTACGAGCGAACAAAGACTCGTAGAAGATTTAACAGCAGAAACCATAAGATCTATGGGTAGGGATGTCTATTACATTCCTAGACAATTAGTAAATAAAGACCTATTATTTGGTGAAGATACTATATCCAAATTCAAAGGATCTTATAAAATTGAAATGTACATCAACAGTGTTAATGGATTTGAGGGACAGGGTGATCTCATTTCTAAATTTGGTATTGAAATTAAGGATAGAGTAGAACTAGTTGTTTCTACAAAAAGATTTACTGAGTTGGTGGGTAAATTGGAGGCTGATGTTCAGAGACCAAGAGAAGGTGATTTGGTTTATTTTCCATTGAGTGATACATTTTTTGAAATAAATTTCGTAGAACATGAAAACCCATTCTACCCTTTAGGTAAAAGATATACATTTGTTCTTTCCTGTGAGGCATTTACTTACTCACACGAAGACTTCGATACAAACCAAGACTTTATAGATGACATAGAGACTGACAATTCCACTACAGGTTACGAACTGTACATGAGTGCTGGTCTAACTCAAGACTTCATTCCCGGTGAACTTGTATATCAAATATCAGGAGATACTGATAGTTCATCTACTGATCATGTTCTTTCAGATGCAACTTCAACTGGTAGAGTTTATGAATGGGATGGATTATATGATAAGGTCCTCCTTTTGGGAGATGTTACAGGAACTCTTAATACTACAGCCGGTCAATACATAGTTGGTGCGAGTAGTGATATTAGAGTATTAATTGGAACCACTGCCGGTAGATCTAATCTTGTATTACCCATCAGTCCAAAAACAAATACAGGTCTTTTTGATAACATAGAAATAGAAAGACTAGAGCAAACAGAAAATATCTTTGATTTTACAGACAGGGATCCATTTTCAGAGGGTAAATACTAATGTTTAATTTTTACGATAACGAATCCCTAAGAAAATTAGTAATTGCATTTGGTTCACTATTTAATGAAATATATGTTTCCAGAACGAATTCGAGTGATGTAGAATCTCAGCGATTGCGAGTTCCTTTAACTTATGGATCAAAAGAAAAATTCATAAGAAAATTAGATGAACAAAGTGGTATAAGCGATAAGTCAAAAGTAGAAGTGACATTACCTAGACTTTCTTTTGAGATGTCGTCTATTGATTATGATCCAAGTAGACATTTAAATAAATTAAACAAAAGAGTTAGTAGAGTACCGGGTAGTGATTCTTCTATTGCATTCCAAGAAGTTCCATACAATATTTCATTTTCTTTATTTGCATTTAGTAGAACTATGGATGATAATTTACAAATATTAGAACAAATTGTTCCTCAGTTTGCTCCAGAATTTATAGTGTCACTAAACTTAAATAAAATTGATACTAAGTTAGATGTTCCTATTACATTGAGTAATGTTGCTCTTCAAGAACAATACGAAGGTAATTTTCTAGACAGGAGAGTGATCGCATCTAGTTTTAACTTTGTTTGTAAATCTAGATTGTACTCCGAAATTAAAGACAGTACAGGATCAAATCCGGTTCAAGTTATCACTGGAGTTTCTCTTGACCTGGGTCTAGAAGCAGAAACACCAACAGGAAGTAACGCAGTATTGTCAGTTTTGGGTGCAACCGGAGACACCGCTGTTTTAACCGGATTTACTGCAGGAGGTTATTTTGCAACCGACCAACCATAGTTATAAACCAATAGATGAAGCACTAGGAACTGAGTTTAAATCTCATTTACCAGTACAAGCTGAAACCGAAAAGGTAATAGTTCCTACTAGTGAAGATAAGTTAGATAAAGATTACGGTGTAGTTCGTAGAAATCTATACGATCTTATAGCACAAGGAAATGATGCAATTCAGGGTATATTAGATGTTGCAAAGGCAGGAGATTCTCCGAGAGCATATGAAGTTGCTTCTCAGTTACTAAAAACAGTATCGGATATGAATAAAGATGTTTTAGATGTACATGATAAAGTGAAAAAGATAAAAGAAGATGGTAGATCGCTAACACAGAAAAACACTACAAATAATACTATATACGTCGGTTCTACTAATGAGTTGCAAGATATAATAAATCCAAAGCGAAGTGCCGGAAAAGATATAAAGAAAGTTTAGTATGGGTTCAAGAAAAATGGAAGGTTATTTGGGGAATGCTAACCTGAAAGCCAGTGGCGTTGAAATTGAATATACAAAAGAGCAGATTGAAGAGTACATGAAATGTGCAAAAGATCCTGCTTATTTTATAAAGAATTACGTAAAAGTTGTTTCTCTGGATGAAGGATTGATTCCTTTCGGTTTGTATGATTACCAAGAGGAATTAGTGGATATTATTCATAATAATAGATTTGCAATTGCAAAGTTACCTAGACAGAGCGGTAAGTCCACAACTATAGTTTCTTATATCCTCCATTATGTTCTATTTAATCAGAGTATGAATGTTGCTATTCTTGCCAATAAACAAGCAACCGCTAGAGAGATTCTACACAGGTTAAAACTAGCATATGAATATCTTCCATTATGGTTACAGCAAGGTATAATAGAATGGAATAAAGGCAGTATTCAGTTAGAGAATGGATCTAAAATTCTAGCATCATCTACGTCTGCATCTGCAGTTCGTGGTGGATCCTTTAACATGATTTTCTTGGACGAGTTTGCACACGTTCCAAACAACATAGCAGAGGATTTCTTTAGTTCTGTATATCCTACGATTACATCTGGACAAACAACTAAAGTATTGATGGTATCAACTCCAAATGGTTTGAACTTATTTTATTACTACTGGAAAAATGCTAATAAAAAAGCAGGCGCAAAAGGAAAGAACGAATATATTCCATTTGAAGTTCACTGGTCTCAAATTCCATTATATCCGAACGGTCCGATGAGAGATGCGAAATGGAAAGAGCAGCAGATAAAAAATACAAGCGAGCAACAGTTTCAAACTGAGTTTGAGTGTGACTTCATTGGTTCTACTAATACATTAATTTCATCCTCCAAGTTACATGCTCTTGCATGGGATTCTCCAATAAAGAAATCTACAGACGGTCTTGATGTATATGAAGAACCCAAAGAAGATCATAAGTACATAATAACAGTGGATGTAGCACGAGGACAGGGAAAAGACTACAGTGCTTTTACCATAATTGACATTACACATCCACCCTACAAATTAGTGGGAAAATTTAGAAACAATATAATTTCTCCTATGGTATTTCCAACAGTAATAAAGACCATAGCAGAAAAATACAACGGTGCGTATGTTCTTATAGAAACTAACGATATTGGTGGACAGGTAGCAGATGTTCTTTTTGAGGATCTAGAATACGATAATATTGCTTATACGGTATATAAAGGAAGATCTGGACAAGTGATAAGTTCTGGATTTGGTGGTTCTGGTATGCAAAAAGGAGTAAGAACTACAGTACCTGTCAAAAAGTTAGGTTGCTCCGTGCTGAAGAGTTTGGTAGAGAATGACAAATTGCTAATAGAGGACATGGAGGTAATAAATGAACTTTATACTTTCATTGCAAAGGGACAGTCATTTGAAGCTGATGAGGGACATACAGACGATTTAGTCATGTGTTTGGTTATGTTTGGTTGGTTAACCCGTCAAGACTACTTCAAGAACCTCACGGAGCGTGACGTTAGGTTGGATGTATATGAAGACGAAATTAAAAGACTAGAGGAAGAAGTTCTACCATTTGGACTAATCCCTTCGTTAGAAGACGACGAGGACACTCCTGGGTGGCAGGAAGTGAGGTAGTCAAAATCCTAAATATTATGTGTTACGATATTCTAGGAGAGTATAATGCCATTACCATCAGTCACAGTCAACATTAGTGATGACTCATTCCTCATACAAGACAGTGAGTCAATATCTGAAAATTTTCTTGCCGGATTTATTCTAGAAAACCTAGAACTAATTAATGCATTAGGAACCACCACAGATATAGCCAATCAATATTTTGAAACTGATTCTAGTGATTTATACGAAAGACTTTCTAGTCCAATTGGTAATGGTGCTGGAGTATCTTTTGCTGGATTTGGAGGTTCTGCAGGAACTTCCGGTGCTCTGTATCCATCAGTACTTGAAGGAGGTACTGGTGTGACTGCAGGGCAGATTAGATGGCCACAGGGTGCAGTTTATCCTTGGTCTGATGATTTTAACAATCTATTAGCTGCTGCTGTTTATGGAACTAAAGTGGTCGTTGGAATTTCCGCATCTGCTCCATTTACATCAAGTAATACTCATAGTCTGAACGCCATATTTGGAACCGGATTATCTGCAGACGAATATATGGATACTATCATGTCAGCCAGAGAAGATGATTGCTTTGCAGTTAGAGGTATAACAGCAGTTGATTCTGGAGCACCAACAGGAGATGAGTTTGATATATTTGTATATGGAGATAAGTTCA